TTTGAGTTAAACTTAACCCTGTTTGATAAAAATAAGTTGAAGCTCCTCCAACGGATGTCATAGTACATTTATTGTTACTTACAGATGCACTACTTAATACCCAATTAGGAACTTCTTTTACGGATACGTTAGATATTGATAATGCAGTTGCACCACCTTTTCTTTTTACACTTAATTCAGTTTGACCTGTAAATGTAAATGTTTTATTTCCATTGGTTGATGGTATAGATACGTTTCCATTAACTAAAGCTAATTCTCCACTTGTGTAGTTTGAAATAGTATATGTAAGAATGTAAGTTTTGCTAGATACTAAAGTGGCTGACGATGTTAATGTAGAATCTGTTGCGTCATCAGAACTTGCTAAAGTAGCTACATTATTCGCAAAACTCCAACTTGAACCTGTTTCCCACCTATCATTTGGGTCTACTTTCTCAAGCTTTATATTAGATAGTGTTATGTCGGAGTTATTAGTTTCTAATTTAATATACAAGTCAGGACCACTACTACCAGAAAATGTATAATAATAAACATGCTCATCATCACTTACATTAACAGGTAAATCATTGTAAACACTGTAAGTACTACCATTCCAAATAGAAATCTTAGAGGCGTTATTATTTTCAAGAACTTTATATGTTAACTTGTAGGTTTCTCCTGCTACAGTATTAGAATTATCGTTTCTAACGGTGGGCGAGTTTCCACCATCTCCCTTAGAGAATTTTATACCCTTGAGTTGTGAGTTGTAAGTTATCTGAGCCTCACTTCCACCGTTAGGGATCCACCCACTTATACCAGTCTCAAAGTTACCGTTATCTATCTTGTCTGGGCCAAGCTCATCGAACGATCCATTTTGTACTTCTTCGGATCCTAAATCAAAAGTAGGGTTTGAAACTAGATTACCACTAATCTCATCAAAAGAATTATTTCTTATCTGCTCCTCACCCAATGGTGCTTGAGTTTTATCAGCCTTATAGAATAGTTGTAAACCACTTCTTACTATAGACCTTAACGCTCCTCCTTGAAGAAGCGAACTACCTAAGCCTAACATACTACGCTATGTAAGCTAGGACAGTACCTTCAGTTATACTCACTGCCGTGAATAAACCGTATATAGTCCCACCAGCAGGAACAGTAACTCCAGCTAAGCTATCTCCATTTACTGAAGTAACTGTAAGCACAGCATCCTCTAAACAAGTGACAGCATTATAGTGTGTCGCCAAGTCAGCTGATTCACTACCTGTTAATAGATTAAAACCTTTTTGTCCGAATGTTGCTAACTGGTGATTACCAGGGTTTGCTAAATTTGAATAACTCATATCTTTATTTTTTAATGTTAAAACTCTTTCGAGGAATTAGGGAACATGCCCTCACATAGAATATTACATACTTAGCGAAACAGTTAAGTGGTAACTATTCTAAATAAAAATAGCCACCCTAATTGGATGGCTATAATTATGATAGTTTAAATGTATTAATTTAATCTCTTTTCTATAGAGTTAAGTACTTCCATACCTTCGTCAGTCTTAAACCAAGCGGCTAATGCTGAGTATGGATGCTCATCAAATGGAACAGTCATTAATTTTCTACCTGTACTACCCCAAGTAAATGTTCTATTGTCAGGTGATAAAGAGATAATACTAGCTTCAGTAGCCTTAATACCTACGTTGCGTAAGTGTATATTATCATCATTCATTAACTCTAAGAACAACTCTGGATTGTTACGAGCAAATAGTAGTAAATCTCTTTTAAGCTCCTTAGAACTCATCCTAGATACTTCAGATCCTATCTCTGCTCTCATGATAGCTTCAGCTTGGTCGATGTCCATATTAGCTGCGGCGTTCATAGCATCAAGCTCTAGTTGAAGATCGTTCATCTCATCGATAGCTACTGCAACATCATCTCTTTCTGCGTATAACTTGTTCTTGTGTGGGTGATATATTGATAGTAATTTCTGTAGAGTTTGCATGTTCTTTGGAACCATAAGTGTTCCGTTAGAGAAAACTATTTGAGCTAGTTGTCTCTGACCTTGCATCTCATCTACAAATAAAGTTTTTTGATTTCTAGTATACAAGACTTCTCTCTCGTAGCCAGCCTCCTCGTCGAAGTAGAACATACCACTAGTCTTCAATCTAAGACTTAGCGGTGACTTATTACCTGTTAAGTAATAAAATCTATCCTTAATCTCCCAAGAGTTTTTACTTTTAATTTTTTTAGGTTCGATAATAACATCAACCATTTCATTTGCTGCTAGAGTACTTGTTGCAACTTCTTCAGTCGCCTTAACTTTAGCTTTAGCTTTTACTTGCTTCTTAGCCATAATATAATATAATATAAATTAAAAAAAATAAAGAGAGGACCGAAGCCCTCTCTTCAACTAAATTATCCCTTCATCATTACGAAGTTATTAGCACCTTGAACAACTAAACATCGCTCAGTTAAGAAGTGCATTTCCATTGCATCAATATCAGAAGTAGCAGCTCCAACTGAACCTGTAGTCCAAGTTTTGAAACGACGATCTTCCATACCAGATGATCTATAACGTACGTGTAAGAATGGACGCTTAAGGTTTTTACCTAAGTTTTGGTCGTAAACAGATGAAACACCTGCAGGCACGAACATACCTTTAACTTGACCTGAACCATTAGTAGCATCACCAGCGGCTGCATCAACAACCCCACCACGAGTAGACTTGTCATTTAAGTATTTCCAGTCAGTTTTGTAGAAGTCATAAGAACCTCTTCTGAAACCAGAGAAACCTAAGTTTAAAGCCATATCTCCGCTGTTGTCAAATACTCCGTAAGAAGTACCATCAGTACCATATGAATTCATACCTGCTAACATATCATCAACAGCTAAAGCAGAAGTCCTGTTTAAGAACAACATGTACTCTTCAATAGCACCTTGCTTATCAAACTCTTTCAATACAGTATCAAACTCATCTAGAGTAAGGTCGTTAAAACTAATGTTACCTCTGTCTTCAACAGCTGCAAATAAACCTTCAGAACCATCAGGAGCACCAGTAGTACCACCATTGAACTTTTCAGCTTCAATCATAGCCATTTCGCAGTAATCAGTAAATCTAGCTCTAGTATCACCAGCAGCTTTCAAATACCATAAGTAACCGTTTTGACCTTCTTCGCCAGAAACTTCAACCCAACCAATAGCAGATGCATCAGATCCAGAAACCTCATAAAGGTCTTTCATGATGATAGGCTTGTTAGTGTAAGACTTGAAACCTGGTTCGTTCGCGTTAACTCTACCATTTGTCGCTTTAGTAAACTCAGAACCATAAACGAATATAGATACAGCTTCACCTGTTTGACTAACTTGAATACCCGCAGCGCTTAAAGAAGCAGCAGTGTAAGGTAGACAAGTAACAGTAGCACCTGTAACATCACTCACGTAACATTTAGCAGAAGCATCAGCGTCTGAAACTAAAACTGTGTCACCTACTCTAATACCGTGGGCTGTAGTAACACCGTTACCATCTACGTCTTTAGCGATGACAACTTCATTAGCATTACCACTAGTGTTGGCTTTGTAAGATAAGTGTAATCTACCTTGCTCAGACCAAACAACTTGATCAGAAGACATAGACTCTTCAGCTCCTACTTTTTCTAAGAAACCTGCAATAGTTCGGTTTCCAAAAACTTCAGACTCTTCTTCGATCAAGTCTGGTAAATATTGTTGTGCCCAGCCTTTAGTAGCAGCAGACGTAAAGTCTATATATGCTGATCCTAGGGTTTGTTTCCCTGCCGCTGGAGTAGCGTTTAAATTTGCTCCTGGATTTAATGCCATTTTTTCTAAATTTTAAATTAACGTTTATTTCTTATTTTGAATTTGAAGTCTTTAGATGAATCACCTAGAACCTTAAACTTAACTCCACCCACTTGCGCCTCGCCGTGAGTTTGTCTAGCTTCAGTATTAACGTTCTTACCTTGAGCTACAGCTCCTTTGATTGCATCTGCTTTTCCTTGCTCATAAAAATGTTGAGCTAAAGCATCAGCGTTCATAGCTGCAAATAAGGATTTGTGATAACCCGCTGCGTCCTGTATAGTATTATCTTCACCAACAAACTTGTTGACAAAATTACTTAAGTCGCTTTGAGTTTCTTTGACCTCGGTTTTATTCTTAACATTGTACCTAAACTTTTTGTCTCCGACATTGAAATCAAAACCTTTGAACTCTTCTCCGAATACAGCATCTGTACGTTGTCTGAATGCTTTTGTTGTAGCTTCTGTAGTTTCTTTTTGTACTGCAGAATCTTTATTGTATCTATTAAAAAAATCTATAGCCTCTTGCTGCTCCGTTGATAGGTTGCTTCCAGCCTTGATCTCGTTGTAGTACTTATCTTTTTGTTTCTCTAGATGTTTTCTAGCATTAGCTACTTCTTCTTTTAGAGCTATCTTCTTTCTCTTAATGTCTCTATCTGAATCTACATCTTCATCAAACCCAAACTTTTCTTCTAACAGGAAGCTTCTTTCCTCTGGAGATAAATGTGGTTTAGACTGCTTGTAGTACTCGTCTAGAGCATCTGTTGGATCTAACTTGCTAACGTCAGTGTTTAATCTAACATAGTCGTTTATATCACCTCCAGTATCAGCCATGAAGTCCACTAGCTTTTGTATACCCTCAGGTAATGCTTTACCAGTTTCTTTAGCTTCTGCAATAACTTCTTCAACAGTTTCAGTTACAGCTTCTACTTTCTCTTCTATAACTTGATCGACTACTTCCTCTAGTACTGGTGCTTCTGCTTCTTGTACTTCTGCTTGCGACTGTACTTCTTCTTGTTCTTCTGTGGGTCCGGCGTTTTCATTGCCTCCCACCACTCCTGTTGGGTCAGTTGTTGTTTCTTCAGTTTCACTTACTGGTGGTTTAGTTAAGTCTACTTTGTAGACTTCCGGTTCTTCGTTATTACTAGAACCTAGGTTTACTTTTGTTACGTTATCCATAATATAATTTTATAAAATAATTAGTGAAAGGTATTACATTCCGAATTTACTCATACCAGCTCCACCTGTTAATACATCATTACCTGATGATTCAAACTTTTTAACGGTTTCACCTTCTTTTATTTGCTTTTGTGTTTCTAGCTTTTTATCTTCTCTTATATCTTTTCTATCATCTTCAACTCCTTTAAGACCCATGCTCAGCTCATATTCCAACCTCATTAGCTCTTTCTTAACTTCAGCTTCTCTTTCTAAGTACTGCATCTTAAGTTCGTTCTTAGTCTGTTCTAACTGCGCTTCAGACTGAGTTTTAGCTTGGTTCTTTTGTACCTCTGCTTGAGCTGCTGCTGCCTGTGCTTGTTGGTTAGCCTGTGATTGAGCTTGTATATTTTGCTGTTGCATCTGTTGATCTCTCTCAGCTTTCTTCTTACGCTTAACCTTTAGTAGTTGATTAGCTAACTTTATGTTTCTAACATCTCTAAGATCTATAGCATCGTCTAACTCTATTAGCCCTTGACCTAATGCAACTTGTATATTGTTTTCTAACATCTGACGCTCTTCATCATCCGGCATTAATTCTATAAATATACCAAAGTCATATAAGTGAAGGTCTTTGATCTCTTCAAGCGTAGCTACGTTATGAGAACCTATAGCTCTAATGAAAGCTTCTTTAGTAGGTGAATACTCTACGATGTCAGAAACTCTCAGTGAAAGCGACTCAGCTACCTCGGAAGTTAAGTACATCATTGACTGTAGTATATGTCTTGTAGCTGTGTTAGAGTTTGCTGCAGCCATTTTCTGTATACCAACTAAAGCATTTTTATCTGGAGTAGAACCATCTCTAGCTTCATTTAAACCAGTGACGTCTCTAATCATTTGCATGTAGTAGTTGTATGTAGTTATCAAACTCTGTATTTTGTTACCACCACTACCGCTTTGTATTTGCTGAATAGGTACTTTCCCTGGGTTCATGTCACCTTCAGAAGTAAATGATCTACCTATAACAGAACCTGTTTGGAAGAACATGTTTAAAGCTTCTTGTG